CTCGGTATGTTGTGTGCCAAACCACACCGATTTTGGATTTTGATATTGTTTTGCCGAGGTCGCTGCTTTTAGGTACCGCGTAAACAATGGTATTAGGATGGAAAGTAACACACGGTACTCCATCAATGTTTTCTGTTTTAAGATCTGATTGCGTATATAATAAATCACCTTGCACTACTCCTTCAATTCCGAGTTTACTAAACTCTTTAAGTGCAATCTTAAACTTAACTGCCAAGTCTCCACTTATCTCATCATTAATTTCACTTTCTGTTTTATATAATTTAGGCGTTTTATTGAACACCCCTTTTTTGGCAACAAAGAATTGCCCATCGGATGGATCAACACCAGCGAATATGGCTGGAGCTCCGTCCCATTTTGTAGTCAAACTCACAGGAGCCGAAGCATTACCTGATAACATATCACGAATTGCTCGTAAATAGTTAATAACGTTCCTTGTTCCTGTTACACCACCATCAAGTACAGCATCTTCCAAATGAGTCATATGAAGATTTTTGCCTGCAGCTTCTGTAATGTATTGTTTAAACTTTTGCATTATCGTTTCCTTTTCATTGCAAACATAGTGCCGCTGCTACTTGTTTGTGTATCAATTGAATATTTGCTACCCACGTCTTTTTGGAGAAGCCTTTTGTATAATCTTTCTCTTCCTTGCAGTACGTTCTTTCCTTTGGATTTCTTATCCTTTGCTGCCGATACACTCATATATTTTGGTTTTTCTTTTTTAACAAAATCTCTAATAAGTTTCATTACCGTGGCAAATATTCTAAATGCATCACCGTCACCTGTAACAGATTGAACACCGTTGCGGTGAAAGTTTATCTGCCAATCCATGTGGTCGTAATCATCAATATGTTCATCGCCTTCAATATCCACTTTTAATTCACCACCATCGTCAAGTTTAGATATAGCTCTATACTTTTGGTTGTTAATTCTTATTAAATCGGCTGGATATGGGTTACTTAAAGCTTCTGTAAATAGATCAAACGATATCATTTCGGTTTCACCCGAACATATCCTTTGTGTTTAAAATCCTTTTCGATAGTCTTCTGAACCATATCAGCAACCTTTTGGGAATTTTTAAAGTTATTTCTTTTTATTTCCTTTACTAACTTAGCTTTTAAATCTGCTAATATATAATCCAAACCAGCTTCTTGAGTTGTAGCTAAATCAGTAATCTCAGTACGTAAACTTGTGTAATCGCCCTTATTTGCCTGGGCAGCTTTAATCCATTTCTTTGCTTTAGGGTTTGTGATTTTCTTCTTTGCAAATTTTGTAGCCCATTTAAATCCTTCCATAGTACTCTTATTATAATCCATTTTGTCTGAATTGTCAATAACTATAAAATTTTCTTTAAACAATCTTTGGAACTTACCAATGTTATTTTGTACATCCTTCCACATTCTTTCTACTTTTTCATCGGGTAATTGTCGAGCTCTTGATGAGTTTCTGGCCAGTGCAGTTTCCAAATCAGTATTAATATACATCATTGCCACATCATAACCAGCAGACCTGGCCTCATTCACTAATTTAGCAATTTTAGAATAATCTCTACCGGTACCATCAATAGTAAGACCTAATCTTCCTTTAACATATCCATCCATTTGTCGTTGTGTCAAATTCTTTGCATTGTCTCTAATTGCTTGACCTTGAGCACTCATAATGGTTTCGCCATCCATTTCCAGACCTGCAGCTGCCATTGCTTTTTCATATGCTGTGTCTGAATTTATATTTTTAAAACCTAAGGTGTGTAATGCAGTTCTGCCTGTAATAAATGTTTTACCAGAACCGGGACCACCTGCTAGGAATATTGCCTTAAAAATTGCTGGATCATTCGGCCCTTCTTCCAGATATGTTTTAAAATCCATCATAGGGAAACCTCACTTGGAATACCATTTACATATGCAATGTCTATTCCAAAGAATTGGAGTAATTTTGCAAATAAGTTTTTACCTGCACTTTGAATTTTCTTTAATGCCTTTTTAACACCAGCCATGATATTAGTTAAGATGTTCTTAAACTTATTAATAGCATTTTTACCAAGTCGTTTTATATCACTTCCAATACTGCGAAGCATATCCATAGGACCTTCTGCAATAAAGTCTTCTGTCAACATTGAATTCAATTCACTATGTTGAGCCAATTCGTTTATTACAATACTATGGAACGAGTCAAAACTTTCATTTGATTTAGAAAGTCCAAGCCTAAATGTAGCATACGCTGCAGTAGCTGCACTGCCCTTTTTAAAAGCAACATAAGGTTTAACATTTTTTGCATACTTGGCGATGAGTGGTGAGTTGACACTATCAATACTTTGAATATCAACAGCACCAGTTGGACTGAATTTACCTAGAAGGTTTGCTGCAGCCTTACTTGATGGTGAACCAAATTTATGGTTCCCTGTAGCTGCCTCAAATACAACATGTTTTGCAAATAATGAATTTACTGCTGAGTCTTGGTTAATATAAGACTCAAGCATTTTGGTTAATTCCTTATTCTGTGCATCCTTCTTTTGAAAGTCTAACACTTCTGGAGACTTATTACCCTTTTTAACTTCTTGCTTTAAGTGTGTCGTAGTCTCTTTTGTAATAAGAGCTTCCATTTTTAATTCCATTGCAGCTATAATGTTCTTTGCAAAACTAGCATCAGAACCTACTTCCTGCATTGCGGATTTAATAATCGCGATACCTTCTGCTGGAGAAGCAGATGCAAGTTGTGAGCCACCAGCCATTTTAAGGGATATCTTTTCTGAAAAGTCAGCAGAGGCAATATCTGTTTTGGGGGTTTTATTTGCTCTTGGAAAGTTCCAAAGTGGGCCAAGTGTAACACTACCAATTCCACGGCCGGTCTGAACTAATTTTTTGGATTTAATTTTTGAATTGAAATTTTTGGCAATTGTCATTGCAGCGTCTTCGTATAGACTCCAAAATTTCATAGCAACTTCAGTTGTTTCCGGATCGGTATCTTTATTGTTTATCTTATTATAAGCATATACAATTACATCTTCCCATTCAGCACCAGTAGGAGCCTTATTTGCACTTGCCATGTGGGTAAAGTTACCAGATTTGGCACCCTTACCACCAGATATTGAATAGACCTTTCCATCTGGAGCTTTAAAGTGTTTTGTAAACTCTCCATCTTGTGGTCCAGCATCTATGGCTTTCTTATTAAATGCGACGACCTCGAACACATCATCTTTTTTATAACCAGCATCTTGGAGTTCTTTGAACCCATTGCCTTTATATACAAATTTATGTCCTATTACATACTTTGGGTCCAATATAGACCCTTCTGTAATATAGTTGCGAAATCGTTTCATTAAAAACCTACTGTTAAAAGCTAATATATTTCTATTTATAAACTTACTACCTAAAGTCTATTGTATCACTGAATACGCTTTTCTTCTTACGGTTAGCAAGTCTCTGACCAATATCTGTTTTATCAAACACAGGACCATCGTCCTCATAGCTCTTTTTTCCACCACCAGAGCCACCTCCAGCTCCATTTCCATCTAAGTTAATATTCTGTTGTGCAGATTCCTCTAATTCATAGATTTTCATTTTTGCACGTTCAATACCAACAAGGAACCTACGATAGTAACCGATGTCTCCCCAGCGATTTTTCAACTGTTTAACCATCAACTGACCCATCTCATCTAGGTATTCAGAACTGACCAAACCAAATATGGCATCAGCTGTATGAGTAATACCCATTGATTCTGATGTATTGGTAAGATCAACATCACTATTTCCATAGCCATCTCTGTTGAACTGTGATGATGTGACAACTGCACAATTATATTCCATCGCGAGACCACGCACTTCCTCAGCAATAGATTTTACCAAAGTATAACTATTTGCCGCAGCAGCGCCTCGAACTCTTGATGAAGCACAGATGTTAAGATAATCCAAATATATGACATCAGGCTCAAAGCCTTTTTTCATTCTCAATTCATTTAATAGATGACGGAAGTGACCAGAATGGACACTGCCAGTTGGGAATTCCTTAATGACAAGTTTACCAGTTGTTTTAGATTTGTATCTAGCTAATCTCTTATCATAAACATCACGAGGAAGTTCACTCACCTCATCGAGTGTGATATCCATAATATTAGCATCGATACGTCTACCAATTTCCTCTTCAGCCATTTCCATAGTAATATAAAGAACATTTTTACCATACATCAGATGATTAGCTGCCATGTGACATTTGATGAGTGATTTACCACCCCCAGTTGTCGCCAATAACACTGTCATAGATTTACGAGGTAGTCCGCCTTTAGTTATCTTATTGAATATATCAATGTCGAATGGAATACGCTCTTCCTTTCTGTGGTAGTGTTCATAACGATCATCATGGTCTTCCAGGAAGTCGTGACCAACTGATTGGTCAAAACTGATACCCAATGAATCGGATAATAGTTTTGGGATTTCTCCTTTATCAAGATCTTTATCTTGGCCGTCAAGAATATTAATACTTCTACGAATTGAATTATAAAGGTCCTTATCCTGGCAGAATTTTTCTGTTTCAGTTAATAGAAACTCTACATTTGTAGATGTGTCTAGTTCAAGACTTGAAATGAGTTCGGATGTTTGGTTGAATATATCTTCGTTAAGGTCTGTTCTATTGTTAAGAGCGATACGAAGTGCCTCCCTT